CTGGAACCGATCGGCAATATCCCGCCCGCCGAGGCGGAAGCGAACTACTACGCGACCCTTGAGCCCATCAAAATGGCCGCGTAGGACTTAAGAACCCAAGCCTCCGGCAAACCCAGTGCGGTTCAAGGAAGGCAAAGATGAACAACTGGTCAAACAGCGCGCGCTCGCCGATCCGCTCCTGCGCGGCTTCAGCAATTTCGGTCAGGTCGATCTCCTGTCCAAACGAATTCATCTCTTCGATCACGTTGGCCTGAACATCGATCAACCGATGGCGTAGCGCTTTCCGGCGCTCCCGTTGCCCCGGTATCCTGCCAAGTTGCGTGATAGCCTGGGTTAGGAAGTGGGAAGCCAGCATCGCTGAACCTCCGACGGCCTCCGCCTGCTTCACCAGCACGTCAGCTGCGCGGCTTAAGCAGCGGTCACGGTCGGCGTCAGCCTTGGCTGACCCGTGCGCACGCGCGGCCACCCGCCAGAGTTCGACGTCGGTATGCCGATCATTCTCTGCATTCGCCTGCGCCAGGACGGTCTCGATGTCAGCGGCGACTTCGGTCGGGTCAGACACGCCGAAATCGAGATCAAGAGCTGCAAACCGAAGGATCTCGACCTGCGCCCCTTCGACCAGCGACCGCTTACGCAATCGGCGCACCGCGTCTCGCGCCACAAGAGTCTCCGGCTTGTCCCGACCAAGCGACTGGCCGATCCAAAGTGCTCTCTGCAGAAGGTCCCGACTTTCGTGGTGCAGCGCGCCCTCTCTCTCCAGCATGCGAAAGGTCAGCTCGCGCCGCTCCATTTGCGTGACGATCTCGACGTAAGCGGCGAGCGCTACGAAACCCAACGCCGCCCGCTTGCGGTCGAGCAGCCAACACAGGTCGGCTAACCGCGCCTTGAGTACCGGGTTTGCCGTTCGCTCAGCGGCGGCGGCAAGCGCGTCAACCTGCGCGCGAAAGTCGGACGGGATAGCACTTCTTCGTCCATCCATGATGAACATCGGACCAAACGGCTCATTTCGCTCGCGCGGCTTGAAATGCATCTGCATGGCTGCGGCGAGCATGCGGTAGACGCGGCCTGTCGGCTGATCGGCGGATTCCTCCGCTTCGAGATCAGCTGCAGCCTTCTGGTAAATGTTACCGATGGCGCGTCCGTCGGCGTCAGTGCAGCCTGCCAGCGGAGCGTCAATATCGACAGCTTGGATGTCGTCTACTGTCGCTTGTAGCCAAGCTGGCGAGACCAAAGGCTCCTCTTGTTGTGCGTGGTCTTCCGTGGCGTCTGGCATCATCTCGTTTCCCCATGGGAGAGAGGCATCCTGGATTCAGCCACCTTTCATCGCAACTACCTTCATCTTCTGCGCCCGGGATTTCATGTCCCGTTCGGGCAGAATGCGATCCGTCTCAGCGCTGAGACCAGTGCCTATCCCGCGCACGACGCGACATCGACGAGAAACTGATTCATGAAACCCACCACCCCCGCACTCGCCGCGCATCTTGCCGGCGAGGTGACCACGCTTGCGACCTGCTGGCGGCTCGAACGGGCCGATGGCTGGGTTCGCGGCTTTACCGACCATGACCGCGAGCTTGTCGTCGACGGCCTGACCTATGTGGCGTCGACCGGCTTCCTGCCCTCGGCGATCAAGACCGCCTCCGATCTCTCCGTCGACAATCTTGATGTCGACGGCTTTCTCGACGACGCGGCGCTACGAGCCGAGGACCTGATCGCCGGGCTGTTCGATGGCGCGCGGATCGAGGTCTTCATTGTCAACTGGGCCGATCTCGCGCAGGGGCGGCTCCTCCTGCGCAAGGGCTTCCTCGGCGAGATCAAGCGCGCCGATCAGCGCTTCTCGGCCGAGATCCGGGGCCTGTCGAACCGGCTGCAACAGACCGCGGGCAAGCTCTACTCGCGCCTGTGCCGCGTCGATCTCGGGTCGACCGAATGCGGCGTGGCGCTCGGCCCGCGCACCGACACCTATGCGGTCACGCAGGTGATAGCCGCCGACACGGTGCGGATCGTCACTGCGCGCGCCACGGGTTTCTTCACCTTCGGCAAGGCGACCTTCACGACCGGCGCCAATGCCGGCGCGGTCAACGAGGTGCTTCTGCATGATGGCCAGACCATCCGGCTGTTCGTGCCGATGCCGCGCCCGATCGTGGTCGGCGACCAGATCGTGCTCGTCGCCGGTTGCGACAAGACGCCCGAGACCTGCAACGCCAAGTTCGCCAACATCCTGAACTTCCGGGGCGAGCCGCATATTCCGGGGAATGATAAAGTGTTCTCCTATCCGGTGCGTTCATGAGCGCCTTCACGCGAGCAGCGCTGCTCGCCGAGGCGCGGACGTGGATCGGCACGCCCTGGCATCACCAGGCGGCCGTGAAGGGCGCAGGCTGCGACTGCATCGGCTTCGTGCGCGGCGCGGCCGAGCCGTTCATCGGGGCGATCACCCAACCGATGAACTATGCCGCGACCTGGCCGCTCTACCGGGCCGAAGAGCGCCTGCGCGACGAGATGGCGGCCCATGCCGCCGAGATCGACATCGCCGATGCCTTGCCTGGCGACATACTGCTGTTCGGCGTCGGCAAGGGTCCGGCTCATCACTGCGGCTTCCTGAGCGATGGGAACCGCCTGCTGCATTGCTACCGGGAGGCTGGCGCGGTCGTCGAACAGGACCTGACCGGATTCTGGATCGAGAAGACGCGCGCCGCCTTCCGCATGCCGGGCATCGCCTGATGGCGCGCATCGTCCTGACCGTCGCGGGCAATGTCATCGGCAACCTGCTGCTGCCCGGCCTCGGCGCTGCCATTGGCGGGGCGATCGGCGCCTATGTGGGCGGCATGGTTGACAGCCAGCTGTTCGGCGACGGCGCGCGCAACAATGTCGTCACCGGTCCGCGCCTGCAGGATCTGAGGGTGCAGTCATCGGGCTACGGCTCGGTGATCCCGCGCGTCTATGGCAAGGCGCGACTCTCCGGCAACGTGATCTGGATGCGCGGCTTCGACGAGGAGACGCGAACCCAGACGCAGACGGTCGGCGGCGGCGGCAAGGGCGGCGGTGGCGGGGGCCGGCAAACCACCACGACCGTCTCCTACGTCTACTTCTGCGACGTGGCGGTCGCGCTCTGCGAAGGACCCATAACCGGCATCGGCAAGATGTTTGCCGACGGCAACGCCATCGGCTCCGAGCACTATGCCGCGCGACGCGTCTATCTCGGTGACGCCACCCAATCTGCGGACCCGCTGATCGCGGCGACCGAAGGCCTCGCGCCCGCCTATCGTGGCCTTGCCTATGTGGTGCTGGAACGCTTCGCCATCACGCCCTTCGGCAATCGCCTGCCGAACTTCTCGTTCGAACTGACTGCCTGAAGGTCCCATCCGTGGCGCAACTCGTCCTGACCGTCGCCGGCGCATGGGCGGGCAACGCCATCGGCGGCGGGCTCGGCCAGGCCGCTGGCGCGATGCTGGGGTCCTATCTTGGCGCTGCCATCGAACAGGACCTGTTCGGCCCCGGTCCATCCGCCGTCACGAAGGTCGAAGGCGCGCGCGTCACCGATCTGCAGGTCTCGGGGTCCGCCTATGGCCAGCCGATCCCGAGGGTATGGGGACGCGGGCGGATCGCGGCCAACATCATCTGGGTGCGCGGCATCAAGGAGACCGCGATCACCGAAACTGAGACCACGGGCGGCGGCGGCAAGGGCGGCGCGAGCCGTGTCGGTCGTCGCCAAACCACGGTCCGGACGCGCTACGAGTACTCCGCCGACATCCTGCTCGGCGTCTGCGAGGGCCCGGTTACAGCGGTCTACCGGATCTGGGTCAACAACACGATGCTGGACCCCGAGCATGTCGGCGCGATCCGGGTCGGGTATGGCGAGGATAGTCAGCAGGCCGATCCGTTGGTGGCGGCGGTCGAGGGCGTAGGCTGGACGCCAGCCCATCGCGGCCTCGTCACGGTCATGCTGGAGGACTTCAAGCTCACGCCGTTCGGGAATCGATTTCCGAACTTCGAGGTCGAGGTCTATCGGGGCTCGGACGATCCAGGCAATGCGCGCCACCTCGTCGAAGGCGTCTGCCTGATCCCGGCCTCGGGCGAGTTCGTCACCGACACGGACATTGTGCGCAAGGTCGGTCACGGCTCGGCGACATCGCAGGCGGCGATCAACGCCAACACCGGCACGAAGCGCTCGGACTTCCTCGTCTCGATCGACAACCTCCAGCGCGAACTGCCGAATGTCGAATGGATCAACTTCGTCTACGCCTGGTTCGGCACATCGATCGATGTTGCGACCTGCGATCTCGTACCCAAATGCGAGTACACGCAAGACCAATCCGGTGCGTTCGGGGCTGAGACATCGCCGCACCTCTGGTCGGTCGCGGGTGGAGGACGATCGGTCTGGCCGGTCGTCACCTCCTACACGCTCCCGAACGGACAGTCGGCCCTGTCCTATGGCGGCACGATCAGCGACGGCTCGGTGATGCGGGCGGTGCAGGAGCTGAAGGCGCGGGGCTATAAGGTCCTGTTCTACCCATTCATCATGATGGACATTCCGCCGCCCGATCCGGCCCCGTTCCCGTGGCGCGGCAGGATCACGGGAACGGCGGCCGATGTGCCCGGGTTCTTCACGCGTCCTGCGGGATATCTCCGCTTCATCCGCCACTGCATGACGCTCTGCGAGCAGGCCGGCGGCGTCGACGCCTTTGCCATCGGTTCGGAAATGGTCGGCCTCAACCGCATCCGGGACGGAAGTGGAGCCTATCCCGCCGTGCCGTTCTGGCGGCAGATCGCGGCGGAAGCGAAGACACGGCTCGGGGCGAACTGCACCGTCACCTACGCCGCCGACTGGTCGGAATACCGCTACAATGATCGCGGCGGGGCGAATGTGGACTTCCCGCTCGATGCCCTTTGGGCCGACAGCAACATCGATGCGGTCGGAATCGACGCCTACTTCCCCATCACCGACACCGACCGCTCGCTCACCGACCCTGCCACGATCGGCGCGGGCTGGGGTTCCGGCGAACTGATCAGCTACTTCTACGCGAGCGAGGCCGACCGGGATCTGGCCGGGCGCGGCGCCAACCGCGTCCAGTCGCCGATCAGCGAGCCGTTCTGGGCGCTCAAGGACCTGCGTTGGTGGTGGGACAACGTTCACACCCCGCGCGTGGCAGGCGTGCCGACGGGACCGGCAACCGCCTGGACGCCGAAGATGAAGCCGATCTGGCTCACGGAGTATGGCTTTCCGTCGGTGCATTGCTCGCCGAACCGCCCGAACGTCTTCGTCGATCCGAAGTCGGCCGAGAGCTTCTATCCCTGGTATTCGAACCGATCGGTGGACCGCGTGGTCCAGCGTGTCGCGATCAAGGGCACCGAGGATTGGTGGCGCGAGCTCTCGAGCAATCCGCTCGATGGCCAGGGGCGGCGGATGATCGGGCCGCGTTTCCTCTGGTGCTGGGACGCGCGGCCTTACCCCTTCTTCCCGTCGCTGAAACGGGTCTGGCAGGACGGCGACAACTACCGCCTCGGCCATTGGGTTCAGGGAAAGATCGGCAACATGCAGCTCTCCGAGATCGTGCGCGATCTGTGCCTTCGCGCGGGGCTTTCCAATGCCGACATCGACGTGACGAGCCTCACCGACGAGGTCTCGGGCTATGTCGTCAGCGAGCGCAAGTCGCTGCGCGAGATGATCTCCGTGTTGCAGACCGCGTTCTTCTTCGACGCGGTCGAAAGCGGCGGAGTGTTGCGCTTCGTCAAGCGCGGCGGCGGAACCATCGTCGCCGTCGACGCCAATGATCTCGGCGCGGCGGAAGGCGATGGCGACCGGGCGCGGATCCGCATCGAGCGCGCGCAGGATGTCGAAATGCCGATCTCGATCGATGTCCTGCATCTCGACGAGGCGCGCGACTACCAGAGCTCGACCGTCACTGGTCGCCGCCAGCTCGGCACTTCGCGCAGCGTCACGACCTTCTCGCTGCCGCTCATTCTCTCGGTCGAGGAAGCCCAGACGATCGCCCAGCGCGCGCTTCGGGAAATCTGGCAGGGCCGCGTCACGTTAGAGGCCAAGCTGCCGACGCGCGCGATCCGCATCGATCCGACGGATGTGATCGAGGTGCCGGTCGATGGCGTGATCCGCCGCTTCCGGGTGACCTCCGTCACCTACGGCAAGCCGGGGCTCGTGCTGGTGCGCGGTGTCGCCACCGATGGCGACCTGCCGCAGTTCGTCACCGTGCCGACCGGATCGGGCGACCTGCAGCCGAACTTGCCGGACACCGCTTCGCCATCGCGGGTCGAACTGATGGATCTGCCGCTTCTGTCGGAAGCCGACGCCGGCGACGCGACCTCGTTCTATATGGCCGCCTGCTCGCTCGGTGGCGCGCCGTTCCGGGGCGTCTCGCTGTTCCGGCCCACAGCGGACGGGCTCGACTACACCGTCTCCGGCGTCGCCGACGTAGCCTCGGTGATCGGCGACACCGTGACCACGCTCGCGCCGGGACCGGCGCATGTCTGGGACAACGGCAACACAGTCGAGGTGCAACTCGCTTTCGGCTCGCTCGAAAGCCTTCCCGATGCTCGCATCCTCGATGGTGCGAACGGCGCGCTGATCAATGGCGAGATCATCCAGTTCGCCAACGCAGTGCTGATCGGACCGGGACGCTATCGGCTCTCGCGCCTGCTGCGCGGGCGTCTCGGGACGGAACATCGGATCGGAAACCACGCGATCGGCTCGCGCTTCGTGCTGCTCGATCCCGGCCGGCTTGAACGCCCGACCTTCTCGGCGTCCAGCATCGGCCTCGCCATCGCCTGGCGGTTCGCGCCCGCGCCGCAGGGGCCGACCGGGGACCAGTCCGGGCAGATCAGCTTCACGAATGGCGGCGAGGCCCTGAAGCCATGGTCGCCGGCGCATGTGCGGGGCGTTCGCACCGGTGCAGGCGATCTGTCGATCAGCTGGGTCCGCCGCACGCGATACGGCGGCTGGTGGCGCGATCTGACGGACGTTCCGCTCAACGAAGAGACCGAGCGCTACGAGGTTGATGTGATGAACGGCTCGACGGTCCTGCGAACGCTTCCCGTGTCCGCGCCCGCCGCGATCTACACCGCCGCCCAGCAGGTTGCCGATTTCGGATCGGCGCAGGCGAGCGTCACCGTCCGCGTCGTCCAGCTCTCGACCGCGATCGGGCGCGGCACGCCGGCCGTGGCGACGATCTGATCCCGAACACCCGATCCCGAACATCCAACCAAGGCGGTCTGATCGAGACGCCTTGAAGGAGACGTCATGACCACACCGAACCTTGGCCTTCCCTTCATCCTGCAGGGGCAGGCGCAGAAGGAGGTCACCCACAACGAGGCGCTGATCCGGCTTGACGCGCTCGTGCAGGGCAGCGTGCGCAGCCGGACCCTGGCAACCCCGCCCGGCTCGCCCGCCAACGGCGAGCGGTGGATCGTGCCTTCCGGCGCGACCGGCGCATGGGCAGGACAAGCGGGCCGGATCGCGCATTGGAACGTCAACGCCTGGGCGTTCTACGCGCCGCTGACCGGCTGGCGCACCCATGTCGAGGACGAACGGCTCACGGTCGTCTGGGCGGACGCCGATTGGCGCGATCGCATCGTCGGGACGCCCAATGGCGGCGCGATCCGGCTCGTGGCGCTCGAACAGGAACTTACGCTCACCGGCGCGTTCGTCGACACGACCACCGCCGTGATCGCTGACCGCATGATCGTGCTGGCGGTCGCTTCGCGCACGACCCTGGCCATCACCGGCGCGACCTCCTACAGCGTCGGGGTCGCCGGCAACACCAGCCAGTTCGGCGGTTCGCTCGGCATCGCGCTCGGCTCGAACAATATCGGCGTGATCGGCCCGACCGCCTTCTACGCCAATACGCCGATCCGGGTGACGGCGGCCGGCGGGAACTTCACCGCAGGCCGCGTCCGGGTCGTCCTCTACGCGCTCGCCTTCACCGCGCCGACCGCGTGATCTGAAACCCAACTTCCAGGAGAATGTGATGAAGAAGGATCTGCTCTGGCCGAGCGCGCCAGGCGGGAGCGCTGACGTGCCCGGCAGCATCGCGGGCCATGTGCTCGGCGCTGCCCTGCAGGATCAGGATGGCCGCGTCGCGCCCATGGTCAGCATTCTCGGCGCGCCCACGAAGTTCCGGGACGCTTTCGAGGCCTTCGATACGACCACGCGCTGGAACGCCGTCCAGATCGCGCCCGGAGACATCGTGCAGGTCGACGGCAATGTCGCGGGCGCGAGCTATCTCGTGATCTCGAAGGACCCGCTCTCCGAGGCATCCGAAACCGTCATCGAGACGCTCGACAGCTTCACCATGCCCGTGCGCGTCGCCGCCGGCATCTCGCTCTCGCAGCGGATCAACGGGCAGGAGTTCTCGCTGGAGCTCGTCTCGACCGATGACTGGCCGGGCGTCGTGCCGCTCATTCCGGCTGGCCCGATCGCCATCGCCTCGATCTCCCAGGCGACCACGACGCTCAGCGTCACGACCATCGCGCCGCATGGCCTCAGGATCGGCGAGCGTGTTTCAATCTTCGGCGTCCTCGACAGCCGTCTCAACTATCCCTGTCTCACCATCGCGACGACGCCGACGCCCACGAGCTTCACCGCCACGGCCGGGCCGCAGGGCGCGATCCCCTCGGTGACGGCCGGGCCATTCACCAGCGGCTCGATCATCAAGACCGATCCCTTGGGCTATGCGCGCAACGGATCGAGCCTCGTCTTCGAGGGCACGACCGCGACCAACGAGAGCTATTATGTCCGCTCGGAGGGCGGCGACGCGCTGCCCTCCGGCACGATTGCAGGCAACCATGCCGCCGCCTTCTTGGTGTCAACGGCCGCCACCCAGCTGGTCGCGGCGGCTGGGGCCTATGCCTTCGCGCCTGCCGCCCTGTTCGAGATCCTGCCTCAACTCGAAAAGGTCACCTTCAGCGGTTCGGCCATCGATAGCACCGGCGCGATCTCGGCCATGTTCAAGCGCACGCAGGTCGTCCCCAATCCGGCCCGCGATTACAAGCTTCGCCTGCGCGCGAAAAACCACCGTTCCCTGTCGCGCCCGGTCGGCAGAATCGTCTCGGCGGCCAAGGCGGGGTCGGCGACGGTGACCATCACCTTCGACCAGCCGCACGGATTGACGGTCGCCGATCTTGTGGTGGTCTTCGGCATCCGCGATCAGGTGAACTTCGCCAATCTGGCGACCCCGACCGCCGTCGCGAGCGTGCCGAACGCCACGACGATCACGCTTCCCCTGGGCGCGTCGGCGACCGCGACGTCCTATGGCGGTGTCGTTATCCGGGTGAATGGCGGCGTCTTCGGATCGCCCATTGCCCAGGTCGCGCAATCGGTAGCCCGCACCGCCAATGTGCTGACGGTCACTGGTTCGGCGCCCTGGTCGGGGCTGCAGATCGGTCAGTACGTCAATCTGCATGGCGCGCGCGACGCCGTCTCCGGCGCGGACGTCGGGCTCGATGGCCCGTATCGCGTGCGCGACGTCGTAACGACCTCGCTGGTTCTCGAACCCATCGGTGCGGCTCCGACTGGCGCGGATGTCGCCACGACGAACTGCGGCGGCGCGGTTGTGCCGCGCACCGACTTCCGGGTGCACTTCATCCGCGTGATGGAGTTCACGCGCCTCATCACCGAGTCCATCGGCGGCTTCGGACGGGCCGACCAGATGGACGCCGCCCCGGTCCTCGTCACCAACGCCGTCTCGGCCGTCACGGTGACCGGCGGTGTGGCGCAGGACGCGGTAGCGGGCAACCCGGTCGGGATCGGCGCGCGCGCCGCCAACGTCAACCAGGCGGCCATGTCCGCGACCGGCGATCTCGTGCACCTGATGGCGACGATGATCGGCGCGCTCGTCAACAAGCCGTTCTCGATTCCCGAGGCCGATTGGACCTATGCGCCGGCCGGCGTGATCGCCAACACGGCGGACGTGGTGATCGCGGCCGCCGCTGGTGCGGGCATCCGGCGTTATGTCACCGCGATCCAGGTGATTAACACCAACGCGGTCGCCACCGAGTTCGTGATCAAGGACGGCGCCACGGTGATCTGGCGCATCTGGCTTCCCGCCAACATGACGACGCCGTGGGACATCGACTTCCCCACGCCGCTTCGCTCCAGCGCCAATACAGCGCTCAATGCCGCCGCCACCAGTAGCGGCGCCAGCATCTATCTCGACGCGCAGGGCTACACCGCGCCCTGAACCGCCCCTGACTTGGGCCAATGGCCACAGGCGCGCACACGGCGCGATGGCCGCGCCGTCGCATGTCTGGCGCAGCCGCATTCGAATTGGCCACACGGCGCGCCCTGTGCGCCACCACGGGCCACTCCCAAAGCCAGAGGACGAAACCATGCCCGCAACTGCTGCGGCGGCGGTCACTGTCGCCCCGGAAACCCTGACGATCACCTGGCTGGTCGCTGGCGGGATCATCGCCGAACTCCTGATCCTGATCGTCTTCCTCGTCCGGGTGGCCTGGTGGCTGTCGCACCGCTTCACGCTGATCGATGCGACCCTTGCCGCGAACGCCAAGGAGATCGTCGCTCTCAAGACAGATGTCTCCAACGACATTGCCGGGCGCAAGGTCGTCGCCGAAGCCCGCACCGACATCGCCCAGATGAAGGCGACCCTCGCCGAATTCCGTGAACGGATCGACCGCCTGGAAAGCCATGAGGACGGGCGCAAGCACGCCTGATCAGCCGCTCTCAACCCAACCGCAACCCGACGCAAAGCCCGCCCTTCGGCGGGCTCCGTCGTTTCAAGAGGTCACAATGCTGCCTGCCCAATACCGCTGGCTCGAAGCCGAGCCCGGCCCGCGCATGATCGTCGAAGCGCTGAAGGAATTCGGCACGCTCGAAGCGCCGGGCGACGCCGACAATCCGGAGATCATCGGCTGGCAAGCGGAACTCGAAGCCGCGGGGCTCGGCCGCGTCTATGCCGGCGTCTACCGCCACGACGCGATTCCGTGGTGCGGCCTGTTCATGGCGATTATCGCCCACCGCGCCAACATCGAACGCCGCGCCGAGCGCAACCCTCCGAAACTCTATCTGGCAGCTCTCGAATGGGCGTCCTTCGGCGTGTCCGTTCCGAAGGGCGGGCCGGCGCTGGGTGACGTTCTCGTCTTCAAGCGCAAGGGCGGCGGGCATGTCGGCCTCTATGTCGGACATGACGCCTCCGCGTTCCACACTCTCGGCGGCAATCAATCCGATCGCGTGACGATTTCCCGGCTGTCGAAGCAGCGCCTCGTGGCGGTGCGCCGCCCGGACTATCGCGCCCAGCCCGCCAACGTTCGACCCATCGCCCTCGCCGCGAGCGGAAGCCTCTCCGTCAACGAGGCCTGATCCACCACAACCAAGGAGACTACCCATGAACGCCGTTCTTCAGTTCGGTGCGGGCTACCGCACCTACATCATCGCCGCCGTGCTTGTGCTGGTCGTCGCCGTCGAGAAGGGCCTAGGCATCGACGTTCCGGGCGTCGATGTCGGTGCCGACTGGCTCACCCATGTCCTCGCCGCGCTCGGCCTCGGCACTCTGCGCGCCGGGATCAACGGTGCGAACAAGTGACCGGCTGGATCGCGCTTGTCCTCATCGTCGCAGTGGTCATCGCCACCGCGGCGATCTTCGCCGCTGGCCGCAAGGCGGGCGCCGCCGCTGAAGCGGCGAAAGCTCAGCGTGCCGCACTAAAATCCCAGAAGGAAGCCTCCGATGCCAAGGACCGGATGCTCGAAGCGGGCGCTGCCGCTCCTCGTGATCGCGACGCTCTCGCTGACCGCCTGCGCGACGGCACCTTCTAGGCTGTCGGTCGTGTGCCCGCCAATTGTCCCCTACGACCGTGCCTTCCAGGCCCGGCTCGCCGACGAAATCCAGCGCTTGCCGCCCGGCGCGGCGCTCGAACGGGCTATGCTGGACTACGCCCGGCTGCGCGATCAGGCTCGGGCGTGCAATCGCTTCGCACAGGGATGA